TCTGAGTCGTTACACCAAAATTCAGAATCATGAAAATTTTAATTTGCAATATTTGTGGACAAACCCAACAAGGAAAGCGAAAACGGCTTTGTTTGGATAAATTATTTCGATGTAAAAATTGCTATCATAAATATGATCTTGAAATAAATCAAAAAAAATGGGCTCGAAGCCCTAAAGGTCGTTTAACCCAAAAAAGAACCCGAGAAAAAGATAAAGAGAAAATTCGTCAAAGAATAAAAAACTGGAAGGAACAAAACCAGAAAAAAATTCGAGGATATTGTAGAGCCCGATATTGGGCTGATCCTGTATATGGTCGTTTGCGAACGACTGCTAGACGAAATAAAACAGAAATAGATTTATTAAGAATTGTTTTGGAACGGGATAAAATATGTCAACATTGTGGGACCGAAAATAACTTAAGTTTTGATCATAAAATCCCTGTTAGCAAAGGCGGAAAAGTGAAAACTTCGGATGACCTACAAATATTATGTATTTCCTGTAATTCCCGAAAAGGGAATCGTTACAGTGAGGCTGCATAATGACTAAAAAGAATAAAGGGATAACCCCTACATCATATAGTCCGCAAATGCCAAAAGATGATAACAAGTGGAAATACGGACATCTACATATGATTGACGCTGTTCCAGCCGGAGACGAAAAGGCTGCAATGGCTTTGACCACATATGTCAATTGGGTTAACGGAAATAGACAAAGCAGACAATGGATTCGATCTGTTAATTGGATCGAAAACATTCTTTTCTCAGCGGGGAGACAATATATTGATGATATTCTTATTTCTAGAATATCTAGAGATCCCAACACAGGAAATCAAAGTCTAGTAGACGAAGCAGCTAGAAGCATTCCCAGACCAGTAAACGATCTTTTAGGGCGCTATATTGAAACAAATATTGCGCTTTTGACGGAAAATCGTCCAAGACCTAGAGTTACTGCTAAATCTGGACGCCAAGAAGATATTGACTCAGCCGAGTTGTCAGAGCTTACAATGGAATATATGTGGGAAGCTCTTGACGCCCCTGAAAAACATCGCGAAATAGCTAGAATTATTCTTCATTGTGGAGTGGCTTGGATGGAAACAATTTTCGATCCTACCATTCCTAGACGAATCGCTGTACCAGAAATGGTCAGAGAAGAGAAAAGTCAGGTTTTTGGTCCAGGTGGAGAAGCAATCGAAGTTCCGGTTCCTCGTATGGTAGCATCTAGAACGGAAACCGGGGAAGCAAAATATTCTCAACAGATTGCTTTTGGAGATGTAACCTCTACAGTTATTTCTCCATTTGAAATGTATCTTCCTACCGCTCACTGGTGGAATGGGGATGACATGGGTTGGATCATGAGAGAATTCTATTGTCCAATTCAGTCCCTTATGGATAAATATTCAGATAAAGGAAAACAAGGATTAACCAAAGCAAAAGGTTGGCACCTAGAAAACCTGGAAGAAGTTGGACAAGAAAACGTAAGAAATCTACCTATTTGGTGGTGGGAACGTCTTAGCGACCTTGTAGAAGGATCAGGACACAGCCTCTATGTAGGAACGCCCGAACAATGGGAAGGTTACACTACAGTTAGAATCTTCGATCGAAAACCCAACCCAACTTGGCCTAAAGGTCGAACAATTATTGTAGCTGGAAATAAGCTAATCTACGATAGCCCAAAGAACATCGGAGCGCGTGCATATGATCCTCGATGGCCTGATAGATGGCATCCTTATACTATGTTTAGATGGGAGCCGATGATTGGATCTATTTATAGTAGATCATTAGTAAGTAAACTTCTACCAAAACTTAAGAGAGTTAATGCGATTGATACCACACTTATCATGTGGAGACGAACTATTCCGATTGCCGCATGGGTCGCACCCAAGGGTTCAAATCCAATTGAAGGTTTGTGGTCAGGAATGCCCGGTCGTATTTATGAATACGATCCGCGATTAACAGCAGGTAAAGCACCGGAACCTGTGTTCCCTCCTGATTATCCGAAGACTGCTCTAGAAGAAAGAGCAATGCAAATTTCCGAAATGGAATCTATTGCAGGAACAGAAGAAATTCTAAGAGGACAAAGACCTACCGGAGCTACTTCGGCTACTATGTTGGAAGTATTAAGAAAACAAGCTTTAGCAAGTAGATCATCTATTTTGCAGGCTTGGGACGAATCATTACAGCAAGAAGGATCAATCATTCTTCAAGAAGTTATTAAAAATGTTAGAAACGATCCAAGATATGCTGAAAACTTGAATCTCATTGCCAGAGAACAAAAGAGTAGATTGACTATTGAAACATTTACTGGTATGAATTTAAGTGATAACGTAAACATCAAGGTGGACACAGTATCTATGGCATTGGTATCTAAAGAAGCCCGAGAACAAAAAATGCTCGAATTTATGCAATATCTGCCAAGCCTCATGGCCGCGCCGGTACAATTACGTTCAGTTATTTTCGATGAACTTGGAATTTCAAAGAAAGTTGAACCTCAAGGACCGGACGTACAGAGAGCAAAGAGAATGCTTTCATGGATTCGACAGGGAGATTTCGAAAGAATTGTACCGTTCCCAGAGGACGATCCGTATGTATTCTTCGATATCTTTACAGCAGAAATGAAGGACGATGCGTTCTGGAATCTGGATTTCCAGCAACAGCAATTGCTGCTTAAGTTGATTGACACGTATAAGCAACAAATCGAACAACTCGAACAACAAAAACTTCAAATGCAAATGATGATGGGTGGAGGGATGCCACCACGGTAATGCCGTCGTCAGTTGGACAAGCATTTGCAATTCTGCGGGATCGTAAACCCGGAAACAAAGAAGAGGCCAAGGGGTTTCTTGAAAGCATGTCTCTGGGTCAATTAAAAGCAAGAAACAATCAAGAGATTCGTCAAAGGGGTCCAGCTCGGAAGAAATTCCAAATGGGATCAAGATATGGCCTATAAATCTTTAAATGGAAAAATATATTCTTCGGGTCCTAAATATGCCGGAGCGGCTAGGGGGATTCCCCAAATAGGTATTCCTAAAAATGCAATGGCATCTAAGCCTACTGGACCAGGATTTGGATCTTCTGTTGGATCTGGGTTAGTTCAAGGGGCAAAAGCTGGAGCGGGGGGAAATGTTTATGGAATGATAGGAGGGGCAGCAGCCGGAGCATTATATGGTGCTGCTCAATATGCAGCTACTCCAAGATCTACTTCCCAATATTCACAACAATACAGTGCAGCAAATAGAGGAATGGTAGATGTTTCTAGAACTACTACTCAATCTCCAATCGGTAAAGCAGCTTCTTGGTTGACTGGAGGGGCAATTGGTGGGGGAACTTCTACTCTTTCTATGGGAAATATGCAACCTTCTGGATTTAGTCCTGTTCAATCAGCATCATCTGGATTTGGGATTAAAGGGACTACGAGTCCATCACAGTATGTCAAATCAGATCCAAATAGAAGTTGGGGTGCAGGAGTGACTATTGGGCAGGGACAAGGATATGATGCTTATTCTAAAGTAAATTACTACAATCCAAGTAATGATCCGTATAGTGTTTCTATTGGTGGAGATTTCGGAGCAACCAATCGTATGGCTTTAAAAGCCGCCAATACCAGAAGGCTTACAGGTTATAAATCATTGGGTGGAGCAAATATTGGTGGCGGAATTTCTTTGTCAGGAAAAGAACAAAAATCCTATAGGGGAGTAGGAAAGCAAGACGCAGAATGGCTTCCAGAAGATAATACTTTTAAAATGAGAAAAACAATTTCTGGTCCTGACTATAAAATGAGTGAACATTCCCAGGCAGAAAAAACCGGAACAATCAAGACCAGCGAAGGAACTTTCGCGATTGAAAAACGTCCAGAAGTTTCAGAAGAAGTCAAAATGTCCGAAGCTACTAGACCAGTAAGAGAAGAAGAAATTAAAAAGGAATCAAAAGCTAGAACATTTTCTAAAGCAAGAGCAAGATATGCCCGTAAACATCCAGCCCAAAGAATTAAGAAACAATCATTAATTCAAAAAATGGTGGGTGGTGTTACAGGACAAATTACTGGCGGAATTCAAAAAATTGGTAATCAGTATACAGGAGGGGCTGGTTTAGTATAATGATTTTATTTCTTGATGATAATCCAAATAGGGCAGCCGTTGCATATCAACGAATGCTTCCAAGTGTACGTGACCGAGTTATTTGGTGTCAAACAGCGGAAGAAGCTATTAAAACATTAGAGGATTACCGCACGGTACTTGAATTAGTAATGTTAGATCACGATCTTGGTGGGGAAGAATTTGTTAATTCTAAAAGAGAAGATTGTGGAATGGAAATAATTAGATTTTTGGAAAAATATTCCCATCAAGAACCTGAAAAATTTGAAACTTTTATTGATATAAAGTTTATTATTCATAGTTGGAATAAACCTGCCGGACTTATAATGGGTGAAAGATTACAAAAACTTGGAATTAAATATGTTAAATATCAACCATTTGGAAGTGGGGGGTTTTAGTGAAGAAATGTTTTAACTGTAAAGTTGAAAAAAATATAAAAGAATTCCATAAATTTTGTCAAAATTGTAATAAAGGTTTAGGATGTTTTAAAAATAATGAAGATAATCTTGTTCAAGCAATTAAATATCTTGAATTAAAAGGTATCTTCCCAGAAATTAGAGGATAAAGAGGATAAATGGCAGATAGAACAATTAAGGTTACAAAGATTAAAGGCCGACCACCTGAGGCTGATATTCAATTGGGAGCCCCAACTGGAGCGTCCGCAGGTTGGAAATCTCGTCCCCATGAACAACAGTGGTTTAAACTTCGAAAAAAGGAAAAAGAAGCTGAAGAAAAGAAGGCGAGAGATGCAGAGGATATCTTTCAATTAAAACCCACTGAAAAATCCGAAGAAATTTCCTATTATAAAAAAACCACTGGAAAACGATCTGCTGCCGATCGAGGGGTAAAAATTGGGGATAAAGTAGGATATGATGAAATAGAACGTCAAGCTATGATTATGAGCGAAGCTATGGCTTTGGGGCATAATGCCGAAGAAGCTCGCCAAATTGCAATCCAAGCCTCCAAGCTCGGTGGAAAATATAAAATTGAGCCAGCAGAAAAATCTTTCTCAGTTGAAAAGACTGGTGAAAAGAAAGATTTTGATTACTCTACAGGTAGAGCCATTGGCACAGCGGGGCTTGCTTTAGTAGGAGGCGCTGCCGCAGGAACTTTTGCTACCAGAGGAAAATCAAAAACTGCACCTAAAGCTAAATTAAGAAGTAAACCTCCGAAAATGTCGGCTGCTACAATTGGTGGAACGTCTATACCTCAACCACCACCAAAGGTAACGACTGTACAGCATATTACTACACAACAAGCTACAAAAACACCAAAAGCTGTTACTCCCGCACAGGCGGCTAGTGTGGGAAGTGAACCTAGAACTAAAGTTAGAAAAGCTAAGCCTTTACCCGCCACCCCACCGGCTCCACAAGCTACAGCATTAGTGACTCCTCCCGCGCAAGCTGCCGCTCCTGCTAAGAGAGGACGAGGACGCCCACGTAAACAACAAAGTCAAACTTCCTCAGCTCCTCAAGCACCGGCAGCAACAACTGCTCCGGCTTCTACTCCTTCTGCTTCACCTCCGCAAGCTACTGGAGGAAGCAGAGTTGCAACTGTCAAAGATGTTGATAATGCCATTTCTGCACTTGGAACTCCAAAAAATGTAAAACAAAGAGGAACGTTAAGAACTCTTGAAGCTGCTAAGAAAAAATTACAACAGCAGCATCAATCAGCAGTAGAAGAAGCCAATAGAAAATCTACAGGAAAGAGGCTTCCTAATGTTGCTTCTGCTCCTCAACCTGATGCTGGAAATTCTGCTAAAAAAGCAGAATCGCCCACTCATGGTGGAATTGATAAGAATGTCGCCGAAGCAAAAGGAAGTAAATCACTACCTGCGACCGGATCTTATCTTGATCAGATTCGTCAACAACGTAAAGAACGACTTGCTGGAAAGGCTATGCCTTCTTCTACTCCTGCTGGGCCTGCTGCTATAAGTAAAGGAAAACCCGCACCTGAACCTATTGTAGTTAAAAGAAGTAAAGGATTGCCTTCTGCAACTCCTGAAACTCCAATTCCTCCGGCTCAAGATCCGGCTAAAGCTAGAAGCGCCATTTTGAGAAAGAAACCTAAGGAAGCACCTAAAGTTGTTGAACCTCTTAAGGGAACACCTATGGCTGTTACAGCAAAACCTGCTCCTATTGAATCTAGCATCCCTCTAGCACAAAAACAACAGGAATTAGCTGGAGCGAAGGCAGAACAAGCTAAAGCTGGAACTAGATCTGGGCCGGGTAAGCAAAAGATGCCAATGCCAAGAACTCCTGAAGAGGAAGCTAAGATTTCTAAACGTGAAAGAATCGCTCCGATTGATAAACCACTTCCTTCTCAGAAACAACAAGTTCCTTCAAGTCAAGATGAAGTGGTCAAAGATATTCGGGATAAAGAAGCCGAAATCGCTACAAAACCCAGGGCAAGGCTTTCTAAGTCAAAGAAGCTTCCGGCTGCAACGGCAACTCCTATTACTCCAAGTATTCCTCTAGCACAAAAAGCTGTAGAATTGAAAGGTAAGGGAGCCGGTGTCAGCACGGGTAAAGATCAACCACTTCCTTCTCAGAAACAACAAATCCCTTCAAGTCAAGATGAAATTCTTAAAGCTCTGCGAGATCAAGAAGGAGAAATTGCGGTTAAAACTGCTCAACCCTCAAAACCTAGAGGGGATGAAATTACTGCGCCTGTATCTGGAAAGCCACCGGATAAATCGACAACAGAAGTAGGGGTTTCACAATCCCTATCAGGAAAGAAGTCTTCTGCCGATGCTAAAGCAAGACAGGCAAAAATTGAAGCTCATATGAAAAAGAAGGGCTTTACTAAAGTAACAGTTGGGGAAGAAGGAGAAGCTAAAACGGAAGCGGTTAAGCCCGCTAAAGCAAAGAAAGCTCCTAAAGGTGTGAAGATGCCTGAAGGACCTAATATTAGAACTATTGAACAGGCTGTTGCCGAACAACGTGCTGCTAAACCCGTTACACAGCAAATTCTTGAAACTCCATCGGGATCTGGAGAGATGGGCAAGGCTTTATCAAAGGCTGCCGCTAAGAAAAAGATTGGTAAAGGTGCAATTGGAAAAGGTACAGCCGCAGGAATTGGAATTCTTGGT